TATTATCGCTGTCACTGTCGTCGCCAACCCCATATAAGTCATTATGGTCTTGTATCGTCCGCCCGTTGGAGAATGTTGGGCGACAAACATATTCACACCGTTCCATATAATCGCATAACGCGGAATATGGACGCGCACCAACTTGATAGTTTATTTGTTTACGCGACGAGAGATTTTGTTGAACAACCTGGTTCAGCTGCGCAGCCGTTTGAGTATTATGCTGTATATTAAGAAGACAATCAACCGCGGAAGTTCGGAGCACTCGAGATACAGCGCCAATCTTTACTGCTTTAAATTCAGATAATCGATATAAGTAAAGGTCGATCGCTTCTATGTCGGGATTTGTCAGCATACTTCCATATAGATACAATTCAACGTTCCTCTGCGAAAATGGAAGGCGCTTATGACTACAATTGCGGATAGCGCGACCAATAATTTGTTCGAGTAAATTCATATTATACCACGGTTCCAAAATATGTACTTGGCGAATATTTTTAAAATCCAGACCTTCACTTCCGGCCACCGATATAATTACAACTTTCACGTTTTCGCCATTTGTGTTGTTTTCGCTGGTTAGCGCTTTAAGTTCATGTAGGTTATCTGGCGATATTGTTGGGTCTCCTGTGATGACAGAATATCGTGCCGGCCTGAACGGCTGATTCGGAAATTGTGCTTGATGTTGACGTTGAGGAAGCATGGTAATCGCGTCGATATTTCCTCTAGGTTTATTACGAAATAAGGACGAATTCCCACCAGTAGCACTATAACGCGTAAAACCGCATTCTTCTAACGCGAGAGCGATTGGAACAACCCCGCCATCAATATACTGACTGTATACAAGAATAATACCGTCACTCTGAATAATTTTATCACATATGTTCTTGATTTTAGCTGAATAACGTCCGATGTTATCCGGCGCGAAAATCCGCGAGGATTCCTTTGTTGTAGTTTCGCCGTTAGGTAATTTGAACGCGCGTATAAATTCGGGGCGATATTCAAAGTTTAAACGCATCGGTGGATTACCGACCTCTTCATACGACATAATATGACGCAATCCTTCTTTTCCAATACATGACGCGATATCAAATTCGTCATTTGGGTCATTTATATATTCAATAAGGGATGGATGTGGATATACGATATTCAAAGCTTCGAGAGGTTTCTGAACCGCGGCATAACCGATCGTATCCATATTTTCAAAAGAAGGAAACTCGGATGAATCTACTACGGTTGTTTCATCGATGTCGCCACTAGCTGCGACGGCGGCCGTAGCACTCTTTTTGCCTTTACTTTTACTTTTACCAGTTCCGGCGCCGGTTTCAGAATCAGGACCAGCCGCAGCAGCCACCGCTTTCTTCCGCCGAATTATCGCGGTCTTCTTGTAAATATACATAGCTTTCATGTCGTTGATAATGAAACGGTAAGCAGCTTCTTGAATATCACCGACCCGCGTCATATAAACATCAATATGTTCGATGGGTTGGTCGATGTGCCGCCCGTTTAATTGAGTTCGCGGATACCCGCCGCCTCCATCATGTAAGCGAGCGAGAAGCGAGAATTCGGGAGAGTGTTCTCTCGGATATACTCGATAAGGAAATGTATACGGGTTTTCACCGCGAACGAATGAAACGTATCCAGTAGCTTTTCGAACAAGAAGTTCCTTCCCTATCTCTCGACCATCAGCATCTAAACGGAAATTTCCTCGCTCATCAAATACATCTGCGATATCAATTGTAGCACGGCGATCATTCAAATTCATCAAGTTGATAAGCCAGACGATTTCCTTGTAACTGTTATACATCGGAGTACCCGATAAAAGTAAGAGGCGTACATTATTCACCTTTTGAACAATCTGAAACAATATTTTTGCGACACGTTTGTCACGATTGTCATCAGTGATACGAATATTATGAACCTCGTCAATAATGATAAGTGTATTTGCGAATAATTTACGCAGCTTCGTTACCGAGAGAGTTTCGATAGCCATAGTTTCTATTTCAGCCGCTTTGGCGATATCTGCGGCAGTTTTACGGCCTTTTTTAGACATCACTCCTTTATTAGCCGCCGCCTCCGCCATACTTGCGCCAGCAGGCGCCTTACGTCTCACTTCTTGTATCACCGCATCATCTCTCGAAATGCCGATACTGGATGCGTTCGTTCGCGCATAATTCGCGAATTCGTTATACCCAAAAAATAAATAGTGCGACGAAATTAATCGCCGAATTTGTTTAATAACTCTCTCGCGTGTTAGACCTTTCATATTCATCGGGTTTATTTCTTTGATGAATTTATTCCCGGTACATGCTCGGATATTCCATACTCCTGGTTCAATCTCTCGGAGCTCGCGTTCGTCAAAGAGCTGGAGCCGGAAATTCTCCTGTACGTTTGGCGACGCTATCACAATAATCTGCTGTGTTATTCCCATCTGTTTCATATAATCACGCATCTCTTCTGCCACGCTGATCGCGGAACATGTCTTACCTGTACCTAGGCCGTGGTATAATAGCAGACTGTTATATGGTGTTTCTACAGAGAGAAAATTTCGGACGAATTGCTGGTTTGGTGCGAGTTCAATCTGAGCATTACACAATATCTCCGCCTCTTCTTCCACACTCTTCGTATTATCTACATTCATTTTTGTATCAAAAAACTCCTTTCGAAGGGCAATTTTTGTATTAAAATTAGGGTCGTTTAAAGTTGGATAAAGACCGTCGGTAGAGATGGCTCCTTGATGCTCATCATCGCTATCAGCTGGCAATACGCCAATATCGTGTAATGTAATCTCTCGTTCAAGCAGCTCCTTTTTCAATAATAATTTATTGAAGTCTTTACTAAAAGGGTTATTGAGTTCTTCGGGTTTCAACCGTTTACGGCCATCTTCGAGTTCCTTTTTCATTAGTCTGATTTTTTGTTTTGGGTCGATAGAAACCGCGGCGACGCCTCCAGACGCCGATGCTGCGGATGCTTTCCGTCCGTTCGGACCGTTCGGTCTTTTCGGTTTTATAATCCGCGTATTCTTTTTATCCGGCATCGAAACAAGAGCCGACGCTGCTACTGACGCGACAGATGGAACAACTGGCTCCGACGCAACAGAAGTGGCCGCGGGTGTAATCGATATTTCAATTGGTATATTTTCTTCATCTTCTGCCATTATTATCTATTATTAGTATTCTATTAATAGTATTCTATTATTAGTAATAAATAGTCCTTTATATATCTACACGAAATAAAAAGGACACATAAAAATTAAAATATACCATAGCGGGATAATATGTTATTAATTTTACGCACAATTCTGATCTTTTCTAAATTGTAAGGTCGTATCGTCTGAATACACTCATCAAACGACATCCATTTCATTAGCCCTACTTCCATGATATCGTGCGCTTTCTTCGGCTTCTTATCTAAATCCACCATCGCGAGAAAATACTTCTGTTTGTAACACTTCATATCCGACCCCATAAATATCTCTTCAAATGGTGCGATATTCTGTATCACATTATCGGTGGTAATATCATATCCGGTCTCTTCAAGACATTCTCTCAGAGCACATGTAATATCTTTTTCATTATAATTCCGGCGTCCTTTGGGAAATCCCCATTCGGTTTCACTCCATCTCGTGGTAGATTCTTCAATAAACTGATGAAGCGTCTTTATGCGCCCATCTTTCGTTCGTATTCCACCCAGCACCTGCCTATATTTTTCAAAAGAAATATGTTCTTCGTTTTTGTATTGACTTCCGCGTGTGTATTCACCCCATAATAACCTCCATAATTGTTCAAATGTAAGACGCAATAGGTTGTCTTTTTCGGTCATCGTCATTTCGTCAATAATACGCTGGATATATGCTTCGTCGTTGAGAGAGTATTTACCGCGTATAAAATCAACAAACCCGAATGAGTCGCGACGACGTATCATGAGAAATTCGGGGCCGGTATCACCGCATCGAAATGCGATTACGCCAATACTTGTTATTGGTGCGCGACAATTATTATATACGTGATTTGTTCGATTACAGTTGTTACAGAAATACTTGTTTGTGTCGACAGTAGACGAAACGGTTTTACTCCGGTAAGTAGCTGCTGCTCCTCCTCCTCCTCCTCCGCTGGAATTTCCCGTATTTGCGGTCGACGATTTATTAATTACTGTTGTTCGCAATAGACTAATTTCTAGATAAGATAAAGCAGATTTAGGATTGTTTATTTTTACTAGTTCGGTTTGTTCTGATGCTGATGCTGATGCTGATGCTGATTCTTGTAATGGTTCTTTTATAAATACCGACATTCCGACATCACCCATCTTTCGGTATACGTTTATCGTAATTCTAATTTTGTTTTTATGTCGTTTCATTATAAGCGATTTTATGAAATTAGATGCGAAAATATGGGGACCACATTACTGGTTCTTTCTAATGACGACTGCCGTGAATTACCCAGATCATGTTAACGATGTCGTGCGTAAAAAGTACTATGATTTTATTCAGAACTTTTCTATGTTTATTCCTGATCCAGAAATGTCGTCGGAATTCGATAGAATGTTGAATAAATATCCAGTTACACCTTATTTAGACAATCGTGATTCGTTTATTCGGTGGGTTCATTTCATTCACAATCGATATAATGTTATTCTCATGAAAGACGAGATATCTTTACATGATGCGCTTGAGAGATATTATTTACATTATCGCCCCAAACCTATACAGATATTAGAGGAACTGAAATACCGAGAGAAACTTGTTTATATGATGGTGGTAGCTGCTCTAGGGTATGCTGCCTATTATTATCATAACAGATGAATACAACACTACATAGATTTATTCGCTGCTATATATAACTGTTTACTAAAATGATAAAGACTGAATATATCGTATTTATTATTACAGCCATTCTTATCGCGAATACCTATTATGATGGTCATCTGATAAAGATGTTTCAAAGCAATCAAAAATGGATTAAGATGGCGACATTTGGGTTCATCGGTCTCTCGCTATTCATGTTTTTACGCCGTAATCCAGAAAACTCTAGGCAGTTGTTGTATCATGCCAACGATATCATTAAATATATGCCGATCAGTAAAGGCACCGCAGATATGATAACACCGTTTTTCGATATGACGAGGGGTTCGACACCCCACGACGGTGGTGCTATAGGCGGGGGAGTAGGCGGGGGGGTAGGCGGGGCGATGGGTCGTGCGATGAGTAGTGCTGTCGGAACCCCTGCGCAACCAATCGCACGCTCGTCTTTCGGGGGCGGACCTCCCACCACTGCTGCGGAACGCCGGGTTCTCAACTCCGGCAAAAACTCTAGCAAACGTAGTGTTAGCGAAACAAAGAAAAAGTATGTCGCCGCACAACAGGGATGGAAATGCGGGGATTGTCAACGTCAGCTTCCAGCATGGTTTGAAGTGGATCACGTAATTGCTTTAGAACATGGCGGTTCGAATCACGTCGATAATTTAGTTGCTTTATGTCGCGACTGCCATGGAAAAAAGACCGCGATGTCGTTTCTGTAATTTATCGCATCCGTCAGTGTAAGGTCATCCGTAATCGGGGCGACATTATTATATATTATAATTATAACTGGGTGTTGTTATCATTATAACAAAATATAAATGTCATCACCACCATCACCATCACCATCAGGAACAGCAACGGCAGCAACGGCAGCAACGGCAGCAACAGCAGCAACAGCCGTAGCAGTAACATCATTACATGATGACACCGTTGAAGCCGTAAAATCTATCCAAGAATCATTCCATATTGACAAATTATTGAATTATCTTCCGATAATTGTACTCGTCATAATAATATTAATCAGTATCGTTTCATCGGATTTACTAAAAGATAATTGGTCTATTTTCGCAACATTAGTCATCGCGTTCGTTTGGGTTACTTTCGTTCATTATTTTTCTCCGACAAAGTATGTTAAACTCAAAGATGAAAATCCTCCATCCACCTTTTTACCAAAACTTACAACTTCATTTGATATTTCATCCAATTGGTTTTTATATATTGTAGTACCGATTCTTATATTTGGCCTAGGTCTTGGACTCGGTTTTGGCAGTATTAATGTATCAAATAGTGGAAGAAATTACGACCCCCGTGAAGCGTCGGTTGGTATGATAACTGTAGGTTCAATCATGTTGGCTGTAGGTGTTCTTTATTTTTTATCTATTGGGCTCAAATACTCTATCTTTAAGGATACATTCAAATGGATAATTGATAAATTTAATGTTTTACCCTTACCCCTAATTCTAGTGTTACTTATAATTGGAATTCCGTTAATTGTACGCGGTAATGAAATAAAATCTGATTTTGACGGTAAATTGAATAATGATGAATATTCTAGTAAAGAATTCCAGGAATCACTCGCAAAATCTGGAGCAGAAACGATGCTTGGTATTGGTACATTTTTTCAGATTGCGGTTTTTATAGCAGTTGGGTATTATTTGTGGAAATATACAAGCACAAATGAATCCTTAGCAAAACCATTTTTAGGAATCGCTGTGATAATTATTGTTGGTGCTTTATTAATATCGAAAAGTATGGGAGCGCCTGGGTTTGCATCCAGCGATAACCCATTTGAAAATAAAGCGTTTATGGTTCACGCCGTGATTTACTTGATTGTTGGGCTCGTATTTTTAGTAATATTGTTTGGACAGACCGAGAAATTAAATGTATTAAAGATAGGTTTTGGTGGTTTGAGTGTAATACTAATTAGTATGATTATAGTGGCGGCGATATTTCAACAAATCAAAAATAATGAACAACTTGACATGGCTACATTAACAAACGATAATGACAGCGTTTATTATAAACAATTAAGAGATGAGGCTGTCAAGGAATTAAAAAAAACGAATCCAAATGCGACAAACGCTGATATTGAAGCTGCTGTATCGAGCCGTTTGGATAAGTTACGCGAAAAATCGCAAGGACCAACTGATGCTATCATGTGGATATTTACAGTTATTTCATTAATTATCGTGGCGTGTATTGGGCTTTTTTGGGTACGTCGAAAAACCTTAATTTCTTACAGTAGCACTATTACTAGCACTGTTGATAAAGACAAAATAAAAGACAAAATAAAAGATGACAAGATGTTTTCAAATGACTGGGATAAATTATTAACTGACAACGAGGGTGAAAGCATGACCATCCGTTTGGCCAAATGGTTTTCATTCGTCCCGTTCTTATCGGTTATATTACTCATAATGTGGGTATCTATCCTTTTTACGAATGTCACTACTTCACCCGCTACAACGAATTGGATAGGAAATACATTCTCCGGTGATATGTTTCCACGTGTTAAAGAGCTTATCGATACATTTTTTATCGTTATTATAGCAGGTCTTTCATTATGTGCGATTTTATTGCTGCCGGTTGTCAAAGAAATGAATGCTGGTGGTCTTGAATCGATACTGAAATTCGCCGAATCTGTTCAGGTGTGGCAGTTCAATAAGAATGATTCAAACCCCATTCGAGGTGGATGGGTTGGTT